AGCCAGGCAGGAGCGCCAGCGCCGGCGTCGCCACCTCCACGATGGCGCCGCGCTTGAGCAGCGCCGCGCGGGCCACGTCCGAGAGCCAGGGCAGGGGCGCGATCTGCCCCGCCGGCTCCACCGTGTCGCCATGCTGCAGGGGCCAGAGGACGTGGTACAGCGGCATTGTCAGAACTGCCTCACGTAAATGTCGAACCGGCACCCGGGATAGACGATCTCCTGCTGCCCGCGCTGGAAGTTGACGTACTCCCAGCGCCACCGAAACCCCTTGATCGTCGCGTTACCGAAGTATGGCTTTGTCTTCTGCGCCTCCAACAGGTCCTGCACCTCCTGCGCAATGCCCACTACGGCGGCCATGTCCTCCGCCAGGTGCGAGCGCTGGCGGCAGGGGATGTCGACCCGGAGCAGCGTCTCCGTCACTCGCACGCCGGCGCGAAAGGTCGTGCGGTCGTTGGCCCCGCTGCCGGCGCTGGCCGTGTTGCCGGCATCGGTGTCGCCACTCACCGGGTAGCACTGCAGCATCGGCAGGTCCGGGTAGTCCTCTGAGAGCGCCGCCGGCCCCTGCACCCGGTTGATGCTGGCGGCGGCGCCGAGCGTCGTGGCGATGTCGTTGCACAGGTCCAGCAGGTCCGAGATGGCCATCAGCGCTTGCCCTCCACGACCCGGCCCACGGCCTGCCCCAGCAACTGGGCGATGCGCGGCGCGTTCTCCTCGATCCCGCGGATGAGGGATCGGTCGCCCTTCGTCCCCCGCCGGCCAATGGCCCGCTGGACGGCACGGGCACTGATGCCGTGGCGGCGGGCCCACACCTGCAGTGCGGCCAGGGGCGGGTAGTGGGGACGCGTGCCGAGCACAACGTATGGCGCGTAACTCAGGTTCGACCCCACGATGCCCTCGACCACGTTGGCCCGCGTCGAGACCGCCGGGACGATGCTGTTGCGGTAGCGGCCCGTGTCCACCGTCGCCACCTGCCGGGCCGTGCGGGTGACCAACATCGTGGCGTCGCGCATGGCCTGGAGCATCGGCGGCCCCTGCAGGTCGGAGACGATGCGATCTGCCTCCTTGCGGAGCTCCTTGAGCCCCTCCAGCTCGATCTTGATCTCGGGCGCGAGTCGGGCCGCCATGGTCTGTCCTAGCCTACCGAGGGCCGGATGAAGTGGCCCTCTTTCAGCAGCATGGCCACATCCGGGTCAATCACCTTGCGGTACATCAGCTGGCCCATCTCCCCCGAGGCGAGCGTATCCGCATACGCAGACTGTCCGCGTTTGTACATCCGAGCAGCGATGATGATCGTTGCCTCCTTGATCGGTCCCAGATTAGCGTCGGCATAGCCCCAGCGGGCAGTGACCCGTACCGTCGGGACACTGCGGGTGCGGCCACCGTTGGTGGAGGGCTGAAAGCCTCGCCGGCCGCTGTACTGGCCACTCGTGAAGTGGTCCTCATCGCCCGTCGGGTCCACCATCAGCCACTCGTACGGAGTGGTGTTGAAGTCTGGGCGCGTGAGCGGGTCGCCTCGGCCGGCCAGCCAGTCCCCGCTGCCCCAGGCCGTGTAGTCATCGTCGCTGGCGCCCTCCTTGACCTCGACCAGGGAGATGGCGACACACTCGTCGATCCATTGCACCGTACCACCCGAGCCGGGATAGCGGCGCACCTGCAGGTCACTGGTGGCACGAAAGCCATCTGGACGATTGCAGAAGCCATCGACCGCACGCGAAGCCGTCTTGAGCAGGGCCGTGAGTCGCGTGTCATCGCCGCTGCCGGTGCGGTCGATGGCTGCCTTGATCTCGGTGAGACTGGCGTAGCTTGTCAGTGGCGCCATGCATCATCCTCGCCTTTGCGCTTGTAGAAGCCGGCCAGGCCGCGGCCGAGTCGCTGCGTGTCCGTCACCGCCACATCGAGAGGCCTGCCCAGCCGCTGCCCCAGCTGCTGGAGCGTGGCCACGACAGCGGGTCCACTCTCCGCATCGTAATCATGCCAGAGCATCAGGCCGCCGACCAGCAGATGCTGCCACCACGGGAGGTCACGGGCAGCATGTTTGTGGTCAGCGTCCACGAAGACCAGGGCGAAACGACCGTCACGCTTCGCCCTGTAGGCCGGCAGATAGTCCCAGGAGGCGTAGTTGCACAGCGTGACGTTGCGGTAAGGCGCCAGAGTCTCCATCGCAGCGTGGTACTCATGCGGGGCGGGGTTGAGCGTCCACAGATGCGCCAACGGCGCTGCCTGCGCCAGGATCACCGCAGAATAGCCGGCGAGCGTGCCCAGCTCAAGCAGCCGCGCAGTGGAGCGGTCGTACTGCGCGGCTAGATGATAGAGGACGAGGGCCTCGTGCGGGGCAATGTGGCCCTTCGCGGCCCCCGCCAGGGGAGTCGCCGCAGCAAGGGCGGCACAGGCAAGGGGCGTGCCAAATAGCTGGGCGATGCGGGAGGCATCTGCTGCCAGCACCAGTGGACAGAGATTCGGCACGACTGCCTGTGTCACTTGCGCGGCTCCAGCACGACCTTGACGTTGCGGTCCTTGATAACGCCGCGTGACAGGATGCGCCACTTGCGCGGCGTGTAGTAGGCATAGTCGCGGCCGTAGTTGGTATCGGGGTCCAGATAGTCGGTCACCCGCTCCGACCAGTACCAGCGGTGAGTCGGGTCGTCGTACGTCGTGAGCCCCGTCGCCAGGGGGTAGAGCAACACGAGCCGCCCCCCGGGCCGCAGCACCCGCCAGCACTCGTCACAGGACTCGATCAGGGTCAGGCGCAGGTGCTCGAAGACACTGCGGGCGTCAATCAGGTCGAATGAATCCCCCGGCCAGCACCACGGCGTGTGGTTGAGGTCGTAGGTGCAGTCGATCTCCGGCCGATGCCGCGTCAGGTCGTGATTGACCGCACCCGGTTCTGTGCGGATGCGGTCGCCGGCGCCGAGGTTGAGGATGGCCAGCTCGCTCACGCGGCTGGCCTCCGAAACGCGATGATCCCTGGCCGCACCCGACCGTCCACGATGAACGGGAGCACCTCCCAGTCCGCGTCGCGCTGCCAGCGGTCGACCGCGGCCTTGACGCCAACCGTCGGCTTCCAGACGTCATAGTCGTGCCACACCAGGATGCCGCCCGGGAGCACGACCGGCGGCCACGCGGCCACATCGCGGACTGCCGCCACGAACGAATGGTCGGCGTCGATGAAGGCAAAGGCGACGACCGGCCCGAGGAGGGCCGGCGCCTCCCAGCTCGGCATCTCCAGCATCTGTGCGTGACGCAGGTCGGAAAAGCGGGCCAGGTTGGCGAGAAACGGGGCGCGGCGGGCATCCGGCCCCCGCCCCTGCGCGGGGTCGGCGTACCAGGTGTCGACAGCCGCCAGCGGCCCCCGGCCTTCCCGTGCCGCCGCCCAGCAGACAAACGACCCGCCGGCGGCGACGCCTGCCTCGACGGCCAGGCCGTCCGGCGCCTGCCGCGCGAGGTCGTACAGCCACCCAAGCTGCGGGGCGTCCAGCATGGACTTCGCCGCCAGCCCCCGAGCGATGGCCTGGTCACGGGTGAGCATGTTGTGCCTCCCACGCCCGGACCGCCACCCAGGCCTCGGGGCTATCCCCGCGCGGCCCCACCAGCCCGTCCCACCGCCGGGCCTCCTCGACGTGGTGCAGGATGCCCGCCGAGCGCCCGGGCGGATCGTACCGCACGACCGTATTCCATTCGTTGCCCAGCACGTAGGTCCGCACGGGCACCTGCCACAGGGCCCGCAACAGCGCCGCCTGATCCCGCTTGCCCCAGCGGGCCCACTCGCGCTGCCACGCCGCGAAGAACGCCGCCGTTTCGGGGCAGCGGCGGTAGGCGAACACGCCGCCGTTGAGCTGCAGCAGCTCGTCATAGCCGCCCCACAGCCGGAACGTCTCGTCGCACTCGTCGCCGTTGTCAGGGCGGCGCATGAACCGGGCAGACTGGAAGCGCTGGGGATTCTTGCAGATGACGAAGTCCCAGCCGTCGTGGACCAGCTGAAACAGGAACGGTACCGGGGCGATCAGCTCAGTGTCCGCGTCCAGGTAGAGGATGTAGCGCCACTCGGCCGGCGCCAGCGCGTCGATCCGCACCTTGGCCGAACGGGCGCCGATGTCCGTCTCGGGTACCACGATGAGGTGCTCTTCGTCCGCTAGCCGCTCGCTGGAGCACAGCGCCACCGGCAGGCCGGGCATGTGCCGGCGCCACGAGGCGAGCAGCCGCCGGGCACACTGCCGGGCCGGGCCTCCGAACGCCACGACGTAGAGGCCGGCGTCTGGCCGCCAGTCCCCGCGCGTGGTGGACGCGGCGATGGTGGGCGCAGTGGGCAGCAAGGAATCCGCCGCCGAGACGCCAGAGGGGGGCGAAGCCTCCGACGCGACGGCGGCGGCACGAGAAGGAGAGGAGGTGATGGCAGAAGGTGTCTCGACGGGCAGCCGCACCTGGCCCAGCAGCGCCGCAAATGCGGCTTGATGATCTTGGCGCCAGTGCCACGGCGTGTGTGCGGCCGTAGCCTGCCGCAGGGCCACCCGGTCCACGGGGCGCGTGTCGAACGCCGCCTCCTCCACGGCCGCCAGCAGCCCCTCGAGCGACCCGGCGTCGTAGCGGTACAGGTCGGGCAGCGGGGGGAACTCGTCCAGCAGGCCGACGCCCCGGGGGAGAACGCAGCGGGTGCCGCACGCCATTGCCTCCAGCACCGGCAGCGGCCCCCCCTCCAGCAGCGAGGGGCACACGTACAGATCGAGTCCCTGATAGAACGCCGGCAGCTGCTCCCAGCCGTAGCCCGTCGTGGGGACGGGCCAGCCCACCCCGGCGGCGCGCCACTCTAGTCGCTGGCCCGCCTTGCTGGCGGCCGCGGCCGCGATCAGGGCCTGCCCTTTGCGGGCGTCGTTGGTCACGAAGCCGGCCACCCCCACGATGGGGCGTCCCTTGCGCGGCAGCGGCGCCTCGCTCGGCAGACGAAAGAGGGAGCGGTCCAGGGGCAGCCGTGCCTGGATCGTGGCACCGTGCGGCGCCAGCAGCTGCGCGTACTGCCGGCACATGGCCACCCGCAGTCCGACCCGCTGCGCCGCCTCCTGCCAGAGCGACGCCTTGTGCGCGTTCGACCCGTCGAAGTGCGTGAAGAAAGCGGCGAGAGGCGTCGCCGTCCAGCCCCGACAGCGGACGATCTCCAGGTAGCAGAGCAGGTAGTTGAGCGCCGCCGTGGGGTCGGGCACGTCCGACAGTGTCCAGCCGGTGCCCTCGGTGAGCGCCCGGGCGAAGCGGGGCAGAATGCGGTCCGCCGTGGGCCGGCTGCAAACGACATGCACCCGCGGGCGCGTCGTAGTCATCCTGCCGCCTCCGCCGCCGCCGGGCGCACGGCCGACAGTGCGCCGTCCCAGAAGCGGGTCGGGTACAGCCGACGGAGATCACTGAGGCGGGCGTATTCCACCGCGGCGTTCTCGCCGCGCCGGCCGATGGGGCAGCCGGCCCGAGTGAGCTGGCGCCGCAGTGCGGCCTTGCTCGTACCAGCGTGCTGCGCAGCGTTCCGCAGCGTCAGTAGCCGCTCAGGTAGGATCACGCGGGTGTCCATCGCTCAGTGCCTCCGTGCTGCCCCGAAGCGGTGCTCGATCAGGGCCCCGCCATTGTACTCGCGCCCCAGCACGTACATCCGCACGGGCACCTGCCACAGGGCCCGCAACAGCGCCGCCTGATCCTGGTCGCGGTGACGTTGCCACTCGCGCTGCCAGGCCGCGAACAGCGCCACCGTCGCGGGGCAGCGGCGGACGAAGAATACCCCGGCCTGCAGCCCGAGCAGGTCGGGCGTGCCCAGCGCCTCGAAGGTCGCCGCCCGTTCCCCCGGCGTGCAGTTGCCGAGCACGTCGTCTCCCTGGCGGCTACTGGTGGTGAGGGCCATGTCCCAGCCATCCTCGAGGATGGCGAAGCCGGCGGACAGGTCGCCGCAGATGCGGGTGTCAGCATCCAGGTACAACGTCTGCGCGAAAGGCGACAGGCGGTCGAGCTGCAGCTTGGCCCAGCGGGCGCCGGCGTCCATCTCCGCGGCGGCCAGGGGCAGGTGCTGGACGTCCGGGACGGGGAGCGGCCGATCGGCGATCACCGCCACGGGCCAGTCATGCCGGCGGCGCAGCGAGGCGATGGAGGCCGCTGCCTCCCGTCGCGCCGGCTCACCGTAGGCCACGTACACCACGCCTCGCACCTCACTCGCCTCGTCACACAAGCTGCGTACGCTCCAGCACCTGCAGCACTGCAGTGCGCAGCACCGGGTCCGTGACTCGCCGCAACGCAACGCCATCAGGATGGGTCAGCACCTGCCATACGTGCCGGCAGCGGAGACAGGCAGCGCCGGCAGCACTGTCTAGCACAGGCTGGCCGCAGTCAGGACAGCCAGGACCATCAGTTCTAACCTTGCGCCAGTCATGCACAACACGGTCAGTGCTATTTGCCGCGCACATCTCGGCCCTGTATCCACGTCATCGGCACAGCCAGAATCAGCGGTTTCACGCGGTACACCGCCCGCTGAAACGCGAGGCGCTCATCGCCGCCCTGCGTCAGCTCCGCGGCCCATTGGGCGAGCAGCGCCGCGGTCTCCTCGCAGCGGCGGACAAACAGCGCCCGCGTCTCGTAGACCGGCACCCGCAGGTCATGGATCACCGCCTCGGTCCGGGCACGGTCCGCCGGAGATCCCAGGTCCCGCGCGAGCTGATCGTAGTCCCACAGCGGCGCGACCACCGACCACCGCTCCAGGAAGTGGAACCCGGCCGGGAGCAGCTCGACCTTCAGCGGGGCGCTGGGATCCCAGAGCAATGTCCGGTCCCAGGGGAGCGCCTCGGGCTGACGGGGGCCGACCCGGATGGGCGTGCTGACGTGGAGGTGCTCGAGGTGCTGGCGGGTGCGGGGCGACTCGTGGCGAAGCAGGATGCCGGCGTCGCCCTCTGCAACGGTGATCTGCGTCGGGGCGAGCACGCGGGCCGCGCCCTCCGCCAGCCAGCGCAGCGCCAGTTGCTTGCCCACGTCGACGAAGTCGCCCGGCCGGTAGATGCGACTGCGGCCGTCCAGGTCGAGCTGCTGCGGGCTGAGGAGCTGGACGTACACGACGACGTACCTTTCTCCTGTCAACGCAGCCCTCGGCCGCCGGCGGGCTGGCAAGGCAGACCGGCGGCCCAGGTCCACTGCAGCGCAGCCGAAGCGCGGCTGCTGCGCGCTACGTGACGATCTCCTCGAGCACCGCGTTACTCACCGGTTCGAACCGGGGCTCGAAGCGGAGCAGAAGCAACGATGCGGTGACCCAGTCGCCGCCCGTCACGAGCCGGGCCTGGATGCAGTCAAAGCCGTTCGTGACATCCAGCTCGCTCGCCTCCAGCTCGATCACGACGACCTTGTTGTCGTCGACATCGGTGAGCTGAGTCGCCGTCTTCCCCGTGATCGCCTTGCTACCGGCGCCAGCCGTATCGGTCGCCTGGCGCAGCGAGAGCGTCGCCGTGGCGCCCGGTGCCATGTCCCCCACAGAGAGAATGGCGCACGCCCGATGGTAGTCGGCCATGCTGTACCAGGGCGTATCTTGCGTGCCGGGCACCAGGGCCTGCGGGTAGATTGCCTGGCCGATCTGGTGCTCTTCCGTGAAGCGGTTCGTGACCCCGCTCATGGCGTTCGCCTCCTTGGTTGCCTAGGTGCGGGCTGGTGGGCACCATACGGTGCCCACTCCCGCTTCACGCTTAGCTACCGCCGACGCCACCGAGGATGACGAAGGGGCTCACCTGCGTGGTGCCATCCTGCAGAGTCAGCGGCGTTGAGAGCCAGGGCTGGCCGTCCACCCGATGCACGACCCGCCACGAGGTCTGGTCGTACTGCCACCGATCGAACTGCGTACTCTCGACCGTGGTTGCCTGCCGGTCGCCGAGCAGGTAGTAGCTGAAGTCGGCCAAGAGGATGTCCCCCTGCGTGCCGATGGCGGGGAGCTTCTCGCTCCAGATCACGGGCCAGCCCAGCAGCTGCCCGGGCACGCCGTTGGCGGCGTTGGGCACCCAGATGTACGACGGATTGCCCGCGGGGCCGTTGAGCTGGATCAGCTGGGACATGGCAGACTGGGTGATAATCCAGACGCCCTTGCCGCTCGGCAGGAAGTCCTCCATCATGTCGGCCAGGTCATCGAACCCGATGGCACCGGCGGCCGCGCGCGGCTCCACGATCGTCGCGCCCGCGTTCAGGACACCGAGGGGCTGCCCGGCGCCGGTGCCACGGAGGAACGCGTAGTCCTCCATCCAGGCAATACCGCCGGCCATGCCGAGGGGCCCGCTGAAGAACGCAGCCAAGCTGATTGCGGCGTCGTCCAGCAGCTCATCCGACACACGGGTGTAGCCGATGAGCTTGTGTGCCACGAGCGAGGCCTGCCGGAAACTCGCGTCCGACTCGGTCTTCGCGGTTGCCTCCTCCGCCCAGTAGAACCGCATACCGCCAAACCAGTGCGGGACGCCGGCGGCGGCGCCCGTCTGGTCGAGCACCGGGATGTCCAGCTGCCGGCGGCGCATCGGGATGACGGTGGCCCGGCTGCGCACGATGCTCCGCTCGGCGACGGCCGCCTGGAGCTGCGCGAGGAACTCGGTCGGGACGAGATAGCCGCCGGCGGCGCCTGAGGCCTCAGACATGTCCTTACGATCGCGCTGCTCCCCCGGCCGGGGCTTCTCGTCCGGGTCGGCGAAGAACCGGAGGCGCGGATCGGGCGCGCTCTTGATCTTGGGATTGTCCGCGCGCCAGATCTCGACGAGGAACGAGCCCCATTCCTTGAACTCCGACCGCGAGAGGGGGGCATCGGGGTGCTTGCGCTGCATCTCCGCGATCAGCTGCTCGACGCCGCTCTGCTCGATCTCCTGCAGCTGCACCGCCTGGGCCTTGAGCGCCCGTGCATCCGCGATCATGGTGACGATGCGCGCCTTCTCCTCATCGGTCGAGGCGGCGTTGGCGATGATCGCCTTGGCGTCGAGAAACAGCTGATGGGCGGCGCCGAGCTTATCCCGTGCCGTCTGCGGCTGCGGGAGCGTGACTGCGCTCATGGTCTACCTCCAACAATGCGAGTTCCGTGGCTGTCAGCTCCTGCTCAAGGTCGAGCAGGGTCGCGGCAGTACACACGTCTCGCCCGTCGGAGGTGGGTGGCGCAGCGGCCGCACGTGAGGCGTGCGTCGTGCCCGGCCCGGCCCCGTGGGGTGGCGCGGCGGGTGCCCCCTGCATGGTCGTCAGGGCGGCGGCC